TACCATTTTGGGTACATTTATTTTTTCAGAGGATCCTGAGTTTGTCACCAAGTCCAATTTCTTTGGGTTGTTTAAAGCTAAGGTTTGGGACAACACGAAGAGTTCGAAGAATTTGATAGAATTGTTTTTAAATACTGTCACTTTCTTTGTTGAGAGAGGAGTTCAGGTTCTTAAAACTGGAAATATAGGTATGATATGGTATTCCGATGATGAATGGTATAATATAGAAAAGGAGTATGAGAAGATCTTGAGCTGGTCACGTATAGCTACCACTTCCTATTTTGATGATATAGCAGATAGAAGTGAGCGTATTTTTTCAGGTCCTGAGGACTATACTAATCGGCTTTCGGAGTTGCGTGATAAGTTGGAGCAGTATCTTAAGGTTGAGAAGAATGAGCGTAATAGAGCATTGATATCTAATATGTTGTTTAAGTTAGCCAATGTTCATGTTACGTTGCGTACCAAACGAAAGACTGTTTCTTATAAAGAAGCTCCTTTTTGCATTCTGATATATGGTGATACAGCCATTGGAAAGTCTTTGTTAATGAATGCGACTGCTTCGGCAGTGGCTGGAGCAAATGATTTTCCTTTAGGTCAAAAACATGTTGTATCAATTAATGAATCTGATAAATATGATTCTGAATATGATATGAATGTTCATCATACAGTGTTTATTGATGATATAATGAATACTAGAGCAGAATGGTATCAGAATCCGCCTACGGATAGATTGTTACGAATTAAGAACAATCAGCCTCAGACAGTCATTAAGCCGGATGTAGAATCTAAAGGTCAAATGATCTGGAATGCTAAGTTGTTGATAATGAGTACTAACGTTAAGGATCTAAAGGCAGGGTGTTTTTCTAATGTTGCTGTGTCTTTGTTGAGAAGAGTTGACATGTATGTCACTGCTAGGCTCAAGAAAGATTATAAGGATGAATGTGGCCTATTTGTGAATAGGACCAATAGATCAATACCCGATGCTTGGGAGTTTTGTGTAGAAAAGTTGATTGTTACAGGACCTGATTCTTTTCATTTCACTCAGATAGCGTTGTTTGACAAAACGTCTGATTATTTGGCTTTTGTAGCGAAAAATTCAGTCGAATATTTTATTAAGCAACGTAATATGGTAAGAGATGTTGAAGATATCTTCTCTACTGGTTTGTGTAAACATTTTTTCGCTGCTCGCGATTGTGAGATATGTGAAGCAGGGAAGATTGTGAAGTTGTCGCGAGACACTATGGGCCAAGAAGATGATAATGTTTCAGTATCTACTGAGTATCTTAATCGGGAAGCCAGAAAAGTTACTTTTAAGGAGGAAAGACAAAAGAAGCGAATGCAGAAGCAAGCATTGGATGATCCCACATGTGTTTCGGCCCCAGCAAAGATTTCTAATGAGAAAGAGAGTGTACGCGATGAGGATTTCATTAGTCTCATCACTGAGAAAACTCCAAAGACAGTTAGAGCAGCTGATGATAGGAGTTATCTCTCATATGTTAGTGATATGGAAGCTGAGGATATGAGGGAAGTACCATGTGCCGTGAATTTGTTTCCAAATTATTATGGGAAATCTGTACATATAGGTAAATTTATAGACACGGGTCATGGTCGTGTAGTAGCAGCTGATTGGAGTATAGGTTCTTCTATTTTTAGATATTTAGAGACTGGTGATATGTGGAATTCTTTTAGTCTCAAAACAAAGTTGGAGACATTTTGGGATGTTGCAAGGAATGCTGTTGGAGCATATGTTATTGTTGAACGCACTTGGGCAACCATATGTTGGGCTCTTAAAACTGTCTTTGGGAAGTTTGTCTCTCAAGCTATTGAAGTGCGAGAGCCAACTAAGATAGAAGGAGAGAAAACTAATCCATGGACAGCACGCAAGATGATGCGCTCTGAATTAGTTTTAAAACCGACTAAAGAGAGCGCATCTACAACACCTCAAGACTTGTCTAGGAGAGTAGGAATAGCTTTAGCGTGTTGCAAATTAACTTTCGCTGAAAGGCGAATAGTTTGCAACGCTTTGCCATTAAAAGGCAGGTATTGGCTATTTCCCGCTCACTCCATTATGCGAGCGTTTGAGTTTGGTGATAGCTTTGAGCTAACTATCACTAATACATCTCAAGGTTATATTGGATTTGAAGTGTCAGAGTTAGTTAGTATCAGTAATGTTCAATATATTGATAATAAAGATTTGGCTGT